CTCAAGGGTTTAATGGTGGTAATTTTACAACAGTAAATACTTATCCAACAAGTGGAGGTGGAGGTGGAATGGGTGGAAATACTATAACTGGTGATGGTGGTATAGGTATTCAATATAATATTACAGGAGAAAATATATATTATTGTGGTGGTGGTGGTGGTGGTAGTGATTATTATTTACAAAGAAATGGTGGTTTAGGTGGTGGTGGTAAAGGAGGTGGTGGTGTTGGTGGATTACCTGGTGGTGAAACAGGTCTAAGACAACCAACATTAGGAGCAGCAAACACAGGTGGAGGTGGAGGTGGAGCATTTGGAAATGGCATAGGTAATGGCGCAGCAGGTGGATCAGGTATAGTTATAATAAGATTTTTAAAACAATCTAATGCAACAAAAAAAGAATTATTCAATTATATAACAGATGAAACAGGTTCTCAGTATCAGAATTTTAAATATGATAGTTCAACTGGAAATTATATAACTTCTGAAAATAATAATTATATTATAAAGGATAATATTATAACTGATTATTTTGGTGAATTTTTAGTAATTAAATTACCTGTAGCAATTAAATTAACTAGATTTCAAATATATTCTAGAATTGGATTTAAAGAAAGAGCACCATCATTATGGAGGTTTTATGGTTCATCAGATAATAGTAATTGGATAGAAATAACAGAAGCATCATCTACTACTGCTTTAACTATAACTGATTATCCAGATATTTCAAATTATTATGAAAAGACAGTTATTAATCAAACAACTGAATATCAATATTTTGGTATTGTTGTTAATAAAATAATAGGAGGTATAAGTACAGCAAATACTTTAAATTTTACTGAATTTAAATTATTTGGGAGAGAAAAAGTTGAATTAATACCTAAATATTTACCATCAACTATATTACCAAATATACAAAAAAAGAATATATTTCAAATTACTTGTTCAAAACTTATAACATTTAATGGAACAAATTATTATAAATTTGATATAAATTTAACTAAATATACTAAAAACTCTATTTTATCAGATAATGGTTCAATATATCGAATATTTAATATTAATTGTTTTATAGCAAATGGTTATTTTAATTTATTATCAAATAATTTACCTAGAGTATTTAATTATAATGTTTATATGTCAAATAAAACAGAACTTAGTTTAGTACCAGGTGAAATGGCAGGAATAAATATATGTGCATCAGGAACACCTGAAAATTTTAATTTGGATAAGATACCATTAAATTATTTATTCTTATTAAGAACAGATAATTATAATCATTTATCAGTTGTATCAATACAATCAAATGTAAGTGTAAATTGTATTATCTTTGATAATTTAAATTAAAGATTTGATATATAATAATAATTGAAGATGGATAATAATTTTATATTAATGATATTGATGAAAAAATTTAATAATATGGATATTATTAAACATATATATGATTTATATTTAATTGATAAATATTTTGATAAAAATATAAATTATAAAAGTATTCAATTATTTAAAAATAGATTTATTAATGATATAGATAAAATTGATAAAATTGTTAAAATAATTAAACCAAACTATTTTAATATTATCAATATTAAGAAATTATTATTAACTGATGAAATAACAATTAAATTTTTAGAGAAAATGCCAATTATAATTAAATATTTAAATTATAATTATAAAAATAATAAAGAATTAATATTATCAATTTGTAAAAAAGATGAAACATTAATTAAATATGCATCAAATGAATTAAAATCTGATATAGATTTCATAGATAAAATGATAGATATATATCCAGCATCTATTTATTATGCAAATAAAGAATTAAAAGATAATTATGATTTAGCTTTAAAAGCTGTTAATAAAGATGGTGATGTTATTGAATATTTATCAGAAAATTTAAGAAATAATAATGAAATAATTATTATTGCTAAAAAAAATAACTTCAATTATTTTAATCTAAATCATTAATATCTGATTTATCTCCTTCTGGTGGTGAAGTTGCAAATGGAGGAGGTCCCATACCAGATGTCATACCTTCAGGCATTACTCCACCTGGTCCCATTGGTGGAACAGCTCCATAAAGTTTAGTGATTAGAGGTTTAATTTTATCTTCATATTCTTTTTGTTTATTCTTATAATCTTCAATTGTAAGTTTTGGATTTTCTTCGAACCATTTAAGACCTTCTTCAACAATTGGATCAATTTCAGCTTTGATTTCATCAAAATTTTCAGGTGCTCCTTCGGCTTTAGTTGCTAAACTTTGCTTAGTATTATAAAGATAATTTTCAAGTTCATTTTTAGCTTCGATAAGTTGTTTATTTTTTTCATCTTCATCTTTATATTTTTCAGCATTTTTAACCATTTCTTCAATTTGTTCTTTTGAAAGTCGTCCTTTATCATTAGTAATTTTAATATTATTAGTTTTACCTGTACTTTCTTCTTTTGCAGAAACTTCAAGAATGCCATTAACATCAATTGAAAGATCAATAACAATTTTAGGTTGTCCTCGAGGCATTGGTGGAATTCCACTTAGATTAAAAGAACCTAGAAGATTATTATCTTTTACAAAACCTCTTTCTCCTTCATAAATTTTAATATCAACACCTGGTTGATTATCTGAATAAGTTGAAAAAGTTTGTGATTTTTTAGTTGGGATAGTTGTATTTCTTTCAATAATTTTAGTCATTACTCCTCCACTTGTTTCAATTCCTAGTGAAAGAGGTGCAACATCTAGTAGAAGAAGTTCATTAGTTCTTGAACTTCCTTGACCAGTTAGAATAGCACATTGAATTGCTGCACCAATTGCAACGGCTTCATCAGGATTTAGAGATTTATTAAGTTGTTTTCCATTAAAATAATTACTTAGAAGTTCTTGAATTTTAGGAATGCGAGTTGTTCCACCAACAAGAACAATTTCATCAACATCATTTTTAGAGATTTTAGCATCTTGAAGAACTCTATTAAGAGGTTCTAGTGATTTATTAAAGAACCCTTCAGCTAGTTGTTCAAATTTAGCACGACTAATAGTTGTTGTATAATCAATACCATCAATTAGAGAGTCAATTTCAATTGGTACTGTTGTAGTTGTTGAAAGATTTTTCTTTGCTTTTTCAGCTGCAATATTAAGACGTTTAAGAGCTTTAGGATTTTCTTTAACATCTTTATTATGTTTTCTTTTAATATCTGCACATAGATAATCAACAATAATATTATCAATATCAGAACCTCCTAAATGAGTATCACCAGCAGTTGCTTTAACTTCAAAAATACCACCATCAATACTTAGGATTGAAAGATCATGAGTGCCACCACCTTCATCAAAAATAAGAATAGTTTTTTCTTTATTATTTTCAGCAATTTTATCTAGACCATAAGCAATAGCTGCTGCAGTTGGTTCATTAATAATTCTTAGACATTCCATGCCACTAATAGTGCAAGCATCTTTTGTTGCTTGTCTTTGACTATCATTAAAATAAGCAGGTACAGTTACAACTGCTTTTTTAACTGGATGTCCAAGATAAGCTTCAGCAGTTTCTTTTAGTCTTGAAAGAACCATTGCAGAAATTTCTTCTGCATAAAGTTTCTTTTTCTCATTTTTATAATCAACTACTACAACAGGTTTATTATTTGAGTCTGATTCAACATCAAAAGCCCATAGTTTTTTATCTGATTGAACATAACTATCATCATATTTACGTCCAATAAGACGTTTAATATCATGAATAGTAGTTTTAGGATACATTGTTGAAACATTTTTTGATGCATCACCTACTAATTTTTCATCATCTGTAAAAGTTACATAAGATGGAATAATACGTGATCCTGTTTGATGGTCGGGTAAAACTTCAACGCGATCACCAATCCATACAGCAACACAGCTAGTAGTTGTTCCGAGATCAATGCCAATACCTACATTATCTTCTTTTGACATCTGTGTTTATTATTTTATAATAATAATATTGATTTAATTCTTTAAATCTTTTTCATAAAATAAATAGATTGATTATTTAATTCTATTATTTCATCTTTTAATTTAGATATAGTACTATGAATATTATCTAAATATTTAATTATTTCTTCTTGAATTTCTAAAGATGGTATAGATATTTCAAAAGAATTTATTGTTTTTAAATTTATATTTTTATAATTATAAAATAAATAATAACCTAAATATTTATGTAAAATTAAATCTGATTTAGATTTAATTGATATACCATAATTATTTAAAAATAACTTTTCATCTGTTAATTTTATTTCATATTTATTTATAATAATATTAAAACCTTCTCTATTATAAATATTAGTTTTTTTATTTATATTTTTATTGCCATAAATATTATATTTTCTATTTTCATCTTTATTTTCATCTTTATTTTCATATTTATTACCATATTGAATTAAAGCAATATCATTAATAGTTTTAGAAATTAATATATCTTTTGTGAATAATGCTTTTTCTTGAATATAATCAATATAATTAAATGAATATTTATTATTAATTATTTTATTAATTGAAACATTAATTAATAATTGTTTTGTATTATTAAAATAATTATAATCATAAAAATTAATATTATTAGTTTGATGAATTTTTGTTATTTTATTATTTGTAAAAATAAATTTTTCATCTCTTTTTTTACTAAAATGTAAAATACATAATTTTGTATCTGTGTTAAAAATTCCAATTGGTAAATAAATAATATCTTTAATATCACAAATTTTTAATAATAATTCTCTAATATGAATATAGTCATTATTTTCTTTATTATATAAATTAATATCATATGGTAATATTATCATACAATTATCATTGATTTTAACATTATTTGAAATAATATTAATAATATCAGATGTTTTTTCAATTTTATTTTCAGTTGAATAGAAAGATATTAAATCATTAATATTTAATTCTTCATTAATATCTTTTTCTTGTGATATAAATAACATTAATATTATTAGAAATCATATATATAGATATATCTTTAAATACTATGATTGAAATATTTTCATATTGGATATTTATTTGGTTTATAGTATTTTATTTAGGATTAACGAAATATAATCCGTTATTTTTATTATTAATAGGTTATATATTTACATTATTTGAATTTATTTATTTAATTATAAATAAAACTTCAAAATATAATTTAATTAAATTTTTTTTAATAAATGTTTTAATAAAAGTTATTCCAATATTATTGATAATTAAATATCCATTAAGATTTAATTTAGATGATATTTATGTTAGTATTTATTTAATTATTAGTTATTTAATAATTATGAGTATAATGAATAAAAATCCATATGAATATTATAAATTAATGATAAATACATATCTATATGATGATAATAAATATAAAACTACTATTAGTTTAATTTATGATAATTTATTTTTAATTATAATAAATAGATGGTATTAAATAGTAATATTGACATTAGCGTTTTTGAGAAAATGTCTGATTCTGATTTTTTTAGTAATAAATTAACTCATATTTATTTTAATAAAAAAGTAACTGAATGTGCAGTTAATGAATTAATTAATAGTATTAAAGAAGCTCATAAAGATATAACCACAACTGGAGGAGCTGTTTTAAAACCTAAACCAATATTAATACATATATCTTCATATGGTGGTTCTGTTATAGCAGGTATGAGATTATTAGGTATATTTGCAACAAGTATGATACCTATTGCAACTATTATTGATAATTATAGTTGTTCAGCAGCAACATTTTTATCAATAAATAGTCATTATAGATTAATAAACAATTATGGTTTTTGTTTAATGCATGGATATTCAATATCATTTAAAGGTAAAAAAAAGGTAAAAGATTTTAAAAATATATTGAAAGAATATGATTTATATTTTGCAAAAATAATTGAAATGTACAAAAATAAAACTAAATTTAAAGAAGATGAATTAAATGAATTATTGCAGCACGATTTATTATTAGATGCAAATTTTTGTTTAAAAAAAGGGATTGTTGATAGAATAATAACAATAAAAAAGCAAAAAAAACAATTAAATAAAAATATTAATATTCAAGATATACTTAATATTAATAATAATATTATATATATATCTTGTAATAATTCAATTAAAGAATTAGATAAAATATTATTTGAAGAGAATTTAGCACCAATTATATTAAAAGCTAAACAAGAAATATGTACTAAAAATAAAGCATTAGAAGATGATACATTATTAACAACATTTTTTGAAACATTAAATTTTATACCAAGAATATTAAATATAAAATCACCAGTTTATGCAATTATAGACGGTCCAATAAGTATTGATGATTTATTACCAATGTTATATTGTGATCATATATTTATGTTTGATTATGCATATATAATTGGTAATATATTAAATTTTTATGATAAATCAAGTTTATTATTAAGTGATAATATAAAAAATACAGAATTATTATTTAATATTATTGATAATATATTAAAAGAAAATACAAAAATGACACAAGAAAATATTGATAATATTAAAAATAAATTTACAATAATTAATTCAAATGAATGTAAAAAATTAGGTTTATGTAATACAATAATTAATTACTAATATCACTAATATTACTAATATTACTAATATCACTAATATTACTAATATTACTAATATCACTAATATTACTAATATCACTCATATCACTCATTATACTAATATTATCATTATCATTATCATTAGTAATATTATTAAAATAATTTATAATATTTTGTTGTATATCAATTAGATCAATATTATATTTATTATATATATCATCAGTAAAAGATAAAAAAAGCATTTTATTATGATAAATATCTGATTTTTTTTTAAGAGATATTATAGTATCTTTATAATAATTTGGAAAAATCATATACCAAAATAAATAATAATTTAAAATGATATTATTGCTAATTGATAATATAGAAAAATATATGGATCTATTCATATTATTTTTAAATAGATATTAAATTTTTATATAAAAAAATTGACATTAATTTATTATATAAAAACAAATAATTCAAATAATGGAACTGACAGATATTCAATTATTTATAAAAAATAATTCTAAGATTGTATCATTAAATATTGATTATACGAATGACGGTGATATTTATAGTTATGTTATTAATATTCAAGGTATAAATCATAATTTAAAATTAATAGAAAATGGAGATATGATTACATTAAATTATAATGATATTATAATTACCGATGAAATAGATATACAATTAGAATTATTTGAATTATTCAATTATAAAAATATAGAATATATTGATTGTTATATTCTCAAAAAAAGAAATACAATTAATTTTGAAATATTAGATTTATATGATGATTATTATGATAATAATGATGATATATTAATATGTAATCGTTCATTACAAAAGAATGATAAAATAATAAAAATAAAAATAATTTATCAGAATGAAGAATATAGTATGTATTATAATTTAGAAACTATTTATGGATTTGATAATATAATAGAAAAAATAGATTTAATATTAAATTAATAATAAATTTAAATCTGATTTTTGTATTTCATTTTTATGAATATTTAAAATATTTGTAATATATTTATAAGCTTCATCAATTTGTTCAAATGATATTCCACCAGTAATTAATACACTACCACTTTCAAATATAGCAATTGTAATTTTTTTACAATTATTTTCACCGTGTCCAGTGCCTTTACCGAAACAATGTTTAGCACATACACAAATACCATCTAATTTTTCTTTATTAGAATTCCAGAAATATTCTAATTTAACTCCATGATATCTACCTGGTTCAAAACTACATTTATTATTATATGTTTCACTGATTAATATTTTATGTAAAATTTTGCGTCTAATTAAAAATTTAGCTTCTAAAGTATTATTTAAATATGATTTAAAATCAGTATTAATCATTCTTATAACAAATTTATTAAATCCGATAATTTCAATATTATTATTAACAATTATTTCTGGTATAATTTCATATATTTTTTTAATTTGAGTTATAATTAATTCAATAATATCTTTAACAATTGTTTGATCTTTAATTCCTGTAATTTGAATATTACCATTTTTAAATATTTTTAAATTTGGATAATAATTATCATTTATTTTAAATAATGTTGTAACTTGATTATCAAATAAATTTTTTTTGACGCTATCTTTTTTAGATGTTCGTTTTTTCTTTGGATAAAAACCTCTAGTATTTATTTTATCAGTAATTTTAGGATAATATATCCATATAAATTTATCATTTAATTCAAAATTTTCATATAAAATATCTAAATTTAGATAAACAGCTAAATCGGCATTACAAGTTATTGTGCTAACTTTATAATTAGTGAAATAAATTTTATCTTCTTCCATTATCAAATATATAAATGATTTAAACATTTAAATCATTTTTTTATATATATTTAAATTTTCTTTTTTTTATTTTCTGACATTTTAGCTAAATACGATGTATTTAATATTTCAGAACTACTATTAATAGAAATCATAGGTGGTATATTTAAAACATAAGTTTTATCAGATTTAATATGTGCTTCTCTGAATTCATCAATTGTTAAATTACCACCAAACATTTTTAATAAATATTTAGATGGTGCTGGTCTAATTGTATTTGTAAATCCATATCTTTTACCTAACATTTGTATCCAACTATTTATTTCCCAAACTTTATCGCTGCTACCATGAACAGAAAAATTATAAGCATTTGCACATTGTAATGAGCAAAATGAACCAAATACAAAATAACTATCATTTATAATATCATAATTATATGGCATACTATATACAACATTATCAATTGAATGACAACACCAAAAACAATGTGAATTATTATTATTAGAATATGTTTTTTGATATTCAATATTTGTATCTTGTGAAATATTTTCTGCATCATTCATAAAATATGAATTTGATTCATATGGTGTTGGAACTAATATTTTAATATCTTGATTATCATTATTATTAATTATAGTATTTATTTTTGATTGCGATAATGGTAATTGAATAATAATATCATCACTTTCAGTTGTTGTTCTAATCATCGAATCAATAATATTTTTTTTTGTAGTTTTTTTTATTGTTGATGTATCCTGAACAGTTTTTTTACGAGGCATATTAATTATAATTTGAAATTATTCTTAAATAAAATAATTTTTAAGATGATCTAATAATAATATAAAGTCATTTTTCATTTTAACTTCCATTGTTTCTAAAGGTTTTATATTATCAGTTGAATTTTTATTACAACTCATTGACATATTTTTGATTTCAATTTGTAAATCTTTTATTGTATTAATTAAATAATAAATAAATACAATAACTATTACTATAATAATAAATAATGTAATATCCATTCTTCTATATAAAAATAATTAAAAAAATATTTAATTTGTAAATCTCAATCCAACTTCACCAGATGTTATCATTAATATATTATATTGAACAATATATATTTTAATAGTTATATCATTATTATTATCTGACATTTTATAATTTTTATTAAATTTTTTCATATATATATCATCAATAAGTGATGGTATATAATTATTTAATTTTATTATTAATTGTGTTTCAATTTTGGAAGAGTTATAACATCCAGATGGAAACCATTTTTCAGGAAATAATGAGAATGAATAACAATATATCCCTTGTCTTGGTATTATACTATGATGTTGATAAGGTTGAATATTATTATAAAAATATGCATCTTTTTCTTCAATTCTAGATGATTTTGAATTTCTACCCCATAATATTGTTGCTGTTTTCATTATACTATTTTCATTATTTTTAGGTATTGAATATGTATAATTTAATATATCATTATATTTACTGATACTATCAGTTCTATTTAAAGTCCATATTATTTCTTTAACCATTAATTGTGAGTTTGCATCAATAATTCTAATTGAATCATTACCACCTGAATTAAATGATGTCTCTTTAATTGAAATATTTTCAATTAAATATTCGGTTGTTGCTTTATTTAATATTAGTTGTCTTTCATAACAATCTAAAACAATAAATGTTGCATCAACATGTGCAACAAATTTATCTTCTTTAATAAAATTTTTAAAAGAAATTTTGTTATTATTTGGTAATTCATTATAATATTCAGGACTAATATTCATATTATAAATATCAGAATAAACAGTATATAATTTTTCAATATTTTCAAATTGAAATTTTAATGTAATTTTATGTCTTGAGCAAAATTTTAATATAGGTAATGCTAAACTTTGATTTTTACTAAACCAAAAAGGTAAGGGTACAGTTATAAAACGTTCTTTTATTGATGGATTATTTTCATCAGATGACGGATAGTCGAATTCGCTAATTATATTATTTTTAATTCTTATAATAGTTTCTTTTTTGCGTGGATTTAATAATTCTGGTATATTACCTGTCATATTATTGAATCCATCTTTAACAGGTGTTGATAATTCATTCCATACTACTATCCACTCACCTGTAATATGATCAATTTGTTTATCATCAATCCAAATATATGCATTTTTAATAATTAAAGAACCTATATTTTCTACCCATTTAAATTTAAGTATATCATTTGAATATATATTTGGTAATTTAACTATTAAATAAAGATTTGATAATAAATCAACATTTGGATTTTTTTCTAATTCTACAATATTTTCTGTTAAATGCATATTAGTTATAGTTTCACTTTTATTTGTAAAATTTTGTGTTATATTTTCTATAGCAAAATTAGTATGTTTTTTATATGCATAATTAAAAAAACTTATTTGAGGATTATAAAATAAAGGTATATTCATTTGACCTTCTAAAGTTAATTGTAAAAGTCCTCCTCCCATTTATTATTATTATTATTATTATTTTATTTTTTATATTGCATTTACAAGAGCATTATTATTATTAAAACCTTTTTCATAACTTATTGATATTCTTTTCTTAAAAGATGCATCATATTTATTAAATCCACTATTATATAATCTTTTAATTTCGGCATTAGTTAGAGCATAATTATAATAAGTTAAATCTGACATTTGTAATGGAGCTATTTTAGTAATATTATCATTTAATGTATGTTCTGTAATATTTCCATTTATTGTTGTTGGATTAATATGTAATTTACTTAAATTACTTTTCATTACTCTTGATTTAAAATTATTAATTTGTTCATTTTCAATTGAATTAGTATTTGATAATTTATCTGCTTTTAATTCTCCATTAAAATAAACTTTACAATTTGATTTATTATTATTAAATATATTATCAGATTTATGTTGTTCTTGAAATACTACTGTTATCATATTAAATTTTTCTTTATATTTTGGATCTATATCTTTAATTCCAAATTTATTATGATTTCGTATTTTATAATAATCAGGATTTGAACAGTCAATATTATTACCTCCAATTGAATTATATGTTTCTGGATGATTAATATTATTAAATTCAACAATAATTTCAGTTGCATCATTTTTAATTTTAATTAATGGATTTTTTACTAAAATTGGATAATCATAAAGTTCATTTTTTGTATTACAATCATAATTATTTTTATTATTTGTTATTATTGGTAATGATTCACCTTTATAGAATAAAATTATATATTGATCGCTTTTTACTATTAATGTTGATGAATGAGCAGAAACAGTATTATAATTAGTACTTAAAGTATCACTCCAGTTTGTTCTAATATTATTATCATTTTCATTTGTTCTATTTGTTCTAAAAAATAGCCAAAAATTATATGAATATTCTGCACCACCATTTTGATTAATAGAAGGATTAATATCTAAATATGAAAAATCATTTTTATCATAAGTTTCAATTTCAATATTTTTAATAGCAGTATAATCTGCAATACCTGTAAATATTTTAGTTATTTTTTTATTAGTATTAGATAAAAAAATACTATTAATAAATTCTCTATTATAAATGGAATAACTAATAAATGCCATTATAGAAATTAAAAATATAGATAATATAATTTGAATTATAGTATTTATCATATCTAATTTAAATATATATTATAATTTATATACAGGACTGCGAACACCATATGAAGATAATCCTAATTTAGCTAAAAATCCTGTTATAGGACCTTCATTATAAATATTATAAATATCTTGTTGATTTAATTCATAATTATATGATGAAAAAGATGATAATAATCCATAAAATCCAGGACCAATACCATCAGAATAATCTCTAATATTACCAACATATAAATAACCTGTCATATTTAAATTAAGATTTTGTAAATTAGCTTTTTCATCTTTTTTACATATTGAAGTTGAAGTTGAAGTTGTACAACTATCATTATTATTATAATTATCTGTATAACCAGCTAATGCGAATGGTTCATTATCTGATAATGTTTTAACAAGATCCCCATCTACATATGCATATAAAGTTGTTTTAAAAGTATTTGAATTACATACAACTGCTATATGAACCCATCTTTGAATTGGAATATAATCAATTGATATACCTGACGTCATAAATTTATGTAAATCTAATGGTGAATTAATCTGTTTAATTGAAGTATTATATTCTTTATTATCTAATTTTGTAAAGCGAATAAATAAAGTATTATTATTTTTATCTAAAAATATATAAGGAGAACAACTTTCAATATTATATTTATTATCACCGTCACTGCTAACAGCAGCAATTGTTTGATATTGTCCTTTATATTTAGTCATATCATTAATATAAATCCAGAATGAGAAACTTTTGCGACTACCATTAGCATTTTTAGCTAATTCGGCATTAAATTTAGATAATTTAGTTCCCATTACAGGTACTTTTGTATCACTAACAACACTTTTAATTTTTGCAAATAACTGACTACCAATATATGTATATAATAAATATGCAATTACAATAGTAACAATAATAACAATAAATAGACCAATAAATAAAGTATTATTATTTAAAGACATATCATATAAATTACGAATACTATTGCTAGTAGTATTACTTATACTACTATCAGTTTTAAAG